TACGAAGAGGAAGAGTATGAGCGTAGGCTGGAGTTTAGCTTACAAGCTTCCCAAATCACCTCAGATAAGTGGAAGGAGATGCAGACAGACGAGGAGTTCATGTATGCACTGACCAAGTACCAGGATATGGTCTCTCATAGTTCTGTGAGCCTGCAAACCCTGCGGGATATGAAGGCCTCTAAACTAGCAATGAATAAGTTCTTAAGGAATGTAAACTTCGCTGATGAGACCAACTCAGGCGGACTCAAGTACGATATCCGGAAGATACAGGATGCGATTACCAATATGCCCAAGCTGGAAATGGCTATCCAGGAGATGGAAGAGAAGGTCAGACTGGAAATTAACGAGACCCTGGATATGCGGGGAGATGCCGAGAAGGGTGTACGGGAAGACCCTGATGAATATTAACTAATACCAAACTATACAGAAATGGCAAGGACTATAAAAACAAAGAAAGACAAGAACGGAAATACTGTCCATACGATTAATGGAGAAGAGTATTACACAATACCGGAGATAGAGACCTTTAGGCCTCTTGATAACAGGGTTCTGGTAAAAGAGGACGATGAACAGAACGTCACTAAGTCCGGTATCATTATCCCTGACTCTGCCAAGGAACGCCCTTTCAAAGGTACTGCACTTAAAGTAGGGCCTGGTTCTATTACTACTCATGGCACGATTCCTAATTCCGTGAAAGAAGGGGACCGTATCCTATTTGGGAAGTACTCCGGGCAGGAGATCATCCTGGATGGTAACACTTACCTGATCATGCGGGAACAGGATATATTGGCAGTATTATGACCCATAGCAAACCACAGGTGATCATTGATCTGGATGAATACAATGTCCTGAAGAAACAGATAGAAAGTTTGACTCAGGGTACAGGAGAAGAAGGGCTAACTGAGTTTGAATATCAGGATGCCATAGGCAGATTACTATACTCCGCTCTAAGTAACCCAGGATTATACAGAGGGATCAATAATGAGGTAGGAATAACTTTGGGGCCTTATCAAATTAGCTGGATACAGCAATTGCAGCCTGCAGCCCAAGATTTTGCTATGACTTTAAGAGTTAAAATAACCAAGAAAAAGTAAAGTGGCACTCAGGACCTTCGTCAATACCAGGTATTTCTCTGAAGCTGCTATAGTATTTAAGCGGGATGGTACCTACTGTAAAGCTCCCAAGGGCCATCCCGAATATAAACTCTTCTGGGAGACGCAGGAAGATCGCTGTAAGAATGGTTACCAGGTTGGAGATCTGAAGATCACTGGCCGGCATTACTGGTATTTGAATTTCTCCCCGATCAAGATGACCGTAGCTAAAGAGGGCTCCGGGAATAACGTATTCAAAGAAGGAGTTATCCGGGAGATCAGAGCCATGCAACCTAAGGAGCTCCTCTTTCCACGGTTCTGGGAAGTAGACTATAACTGGTGGTGGGCCAAGGAGATTGCCATGAAAGGCATGCTCAAAGAGCAGGTAGCAGAACTCCAGATCGAGGGTCTGCCTGTTAAAGACTACTTGGTGGGTAAAAACCTGGGCTGCCTGAAAACCCGCCGTGCAGGCTTCTCCTATAAGGAAGCAGCAGATGGCGTTTATAACTATAACTTCATCCCCAAATCCATCTCCTATTACTTCGCTTCCAAAGATGACTTCTTAACCAAGGATGGTATCCTCAATAAGGTAAAGGACCAACTAGACCATTTGAATAAGAATACGATGGGCTGGTGGCTCAAGAACCGGATGGAGCATAATACACTGATGCACCAGAAGGCCAGTTACCTGGATAAGAAGCGTAACCCGCATGGCTACCAGTCGGAGATCATTGGGGTAATCGTGAATGACCCGGAGAAAGTCCGTGGTAAGGATGGGATCAAGGGCGTATTTGAAGAGGCAGGTTCCTTCAAGAACCTGTTGAAAGCATGGGAGATTGCCTCTCCGTCCTACCGGGATGGGGATATCATGACCGGCCAGCTTTCTGTCTTCGGTACAGGTGGTGAGGAAGGTCCCTCTATCGAAGGGCTGGAAGAGATCTTCAATACCCCGGATGCCTTCGATATCCTGGCCTTCAATAACATCTGGGAAGAAGGGATGGAAGCTACCGAGTGCGGCTACTACGTTCCCTGTTACCTGACCTATAGTTCTTTCATGGATGATGACGGGAACGTAGATAAGGAGGCAGCCCTGGAGTATGATGAGAAGGAACGGGACAAAAAACGCCTGCTTAAAGACTCCAAGAAACTGGACCGGAGGGTAGCCGAGTATTCCCGTACCCCTTCAGAAGCTCTGCAGCGCTTATCGACCAATATTTTCCCGGTAGCAGAAGTACTCCCCTGGTTACGCCAGTTACAGGTAAACCCGGACCTGACCTCTGATTTGCAGAATGGCATCCTTTACCCGGATAAGGATGGAAAAATCCGCTTTAAGCCAGAACCAGGAGCTTTACCGATAGCCAAGTACCCGCATGCAATGGATGATGACCTGAATGGCTGCGTCACGATCATGGATCCGCCTATTACCGACCGGTTCGGACTAGCCTACGAAGGACTCTATGACATAGTGGTCGATCCTTACTATAAGGACCAGGCAGAGGACCTGACTTCCCTATGGAGCGTGAAGGTGATCATGCAAAAGACCCAGCAGCACCCTTACGGGGATAAGATCGTAGCCTGGTATACAGCCAGACCGCAAAGCCTGGAGACAGCTTACCGGATTACCGATTATCTCTCCGAGTTCTATAACTGCAGGGTACAGTCGGAAATTGCAGGTGGTGGACAAGGACTCTATGACTACTTTAAGCGGAAGAACAAACTGCATAAACTCCACTTCGAGCCCAGCCAGTTCAATACCAAGGAGAACAGTAACCAGAAGAACAGGAACTACTTCATGAATCTTTCTACCGATGAGAAGGTGAACGGGCTTTCCTACCTGGCACAGTGGCTGATGAAACCCAGGGGGATTACGCCTATGGGGAACATCCTGTACAACCTACATACGGTAAAGGATATCCCCTTCCTGCAGGAGATCGTCAAGTACAATGGGGTGCGGAATGCGGACAGGATCTCCAGCGGAATCGTGATGATGTACATGTTCAAGGAGCATGAGATCGAGGAGAACCAGCGGGCTACCCGCAAGCCGGCAGGAGATATGTTTAACCGGCCTTCCTTTGGTTCTGGCGGAACAGCCGATGACACTCAGTACATTAGTTTGAACGACTCTCTTGTATAAGACAAACCAATTATTATATTTGTGCTATGATACCCAGCGCAAAACCCCTGCAGAAGCTATCTTGGTCGGAGAAGGTAGCTAATAATTACGAGTGGTTCAAGCGGAATATAGACTGGGGTCTGCAGACTTCTCACTTCCATTCTCCGATGGGATCAGGAGACAGGCAGAATGTTATCCTGGGTCTGTATAATATCTACAACTCCCGTTTCCCGAGTTCCTGGTTTACGCATGTGATGAATCCTTACTCTACCCAGAAGAAGGAATATGAGAACTGGGGCGCCAAGGTAAGACCACACAATATTATCCGGCCAAACGTAGAACTCTTACGGGGAGAGTATCCAAAACGGCCATTCCCCTACCAGATCGTAGTCAAAGGAGAGCAGGGCTATAACAACTTCCTGGAGGCCAGGAAACAAGCCGTCTTCCAGAACCTGAGCCAGCACTTTATCAATGCGACCAACGCAGCTATGGGCGGGGCACAGTCTACCGACCCGGCTGCAGATGCCACTCCGCCAACAGGCGTGGACTCCCAGCAGATAAAAATGCCAGAAGAACTGACCGAGGAATTTGCCAACAGCTTTAAAGATATATTGGCCTCGCAGGCACAGACTGACCTGGACCTGGTAATGGATGACCAGCGGGTAAAGGATAAGCTACAGGACATCCTCAAGGACATTCTGATCTGTGGGGAAGGCAGGAGTTATAAGGGAGTACTCCGGGATAAGACTTTTTATCACCACGTTCCACCACTGGAACTGGACTATGACAAGACCCCACACGAGAAGTTTATCAAGGACGGGAGCTGGGCCTGCCGCAGACAGTTCTGGACTGTACCCGATGTAGTGGACCGGTTCTATGATAGTATTACCCCGGGAGATATTGACAACATTGAAAAGATGTCGGCTATTAGTTCTCCGGCAAGTTTATATAACTACCTGGAGAATAACCAAACTTACCAGTACAACAAGCTGCCGGTCTACCACTACCAGTGGAAAGGCATGCAGAAGGTAGGTTACCTGAAGGGGACTGATCCGTTTACAGGAGAAGAATATTCTGATTTGGTAGGAGAGGATTATAAGCCTAACCCGGATTTCGGGGAAACGATAGACTGGCAGTGGGTTACCCAGATCCTGGAAGGCTGGCGGATAGGTGACGATATCTATACCGAGATGGGGCCTCCGGAATATCAGCCTAACCAGATCAATGACTTCTCTAAACATGAACTAAGCTATAACGGCTATAACTTCTCTGACCAGCATGCAGAGAATATCTCTGTGACCAAGCTGGGTATTCCTTTCCAGATCATGTACTGTATCATGTCCATTATCCTGGAAAGAACTATTACCAAGTCTAAGGGGAAGTTTGCCCTGATCGATAAGAATGCCATTCCTTATACCCATGAAGGATGGGACGAAGAAAAGTTTATCTACTATGCCGAGGCACATGGCTGGGGTCTGCTGGACCGTAACCAGGTTGGCGTGGACAAGTCCTGGAATACCTACCAGGTAATGGATCTTTCCATGTTTGAGCATATCAAGGAGATCATCTCGATCATGGAGTTCTGTAAATCTGAATGGGATAGCCAGCTCGGTATTTCCCGGCAGCGTAAAGCAGAAACAGCCCCATCTGATACCGTAGGCGGTAACCAGGAAGCCGTCTTCCAGAGTTCTGTGATCACGGAAATGATCTTCCAGGACTTCGACCGCTTCCGCAGGACGGAGATAGAAGGGCTAATTAACTGTAGCCAGATTGCAAACCGTACCGGTAAGCGGGCTGCCTATACAACCGATGACGCCAGGACACAACTCCTGGATATCAACCCGGATTACTACTGCTATGCAGAACTGGGTGTAATGGTTTCTGACTCCGGAGCCGAGAATGATGCCCTGAAACGCATCCGCCAGTACTGCCAGGCCTTTGCCCAGAACGGGCAGGACCCGGTTACCATCATCGAAATGGAGACGGCAGACAATATCTCCAAGCTCAAGGGGCTACTCAAGAAGGTAAAAGAAGAACAGCTTGCTTTGCAGCAGCAACAGGCTGAATCTGAGCACCAGAACGAGATCGAGAAGATACAGCTGGATCAGCAGTTCAAGGAATACGAAAGCTTACTGGATACCGAGCAGATGAACCAGGAATATACCCGCAAGGAAGAACTGGTGATCCTGCAGGGAGATATCAACCTGGCTATCCAGGAAGTAGCAAACGGGATGAACCCGGATACAACGGATGGTGCCGATATCGATGCGATCATGGCCCGCGCCAACGAGCGTGACCGGATGTTTGCCGATAAGGAGATGCATAACAAGTCGGAATCCAACAAACTGGCAATGGAAAAGGCCAGGATCCGTATCGAGGAGCAGAAGAATATAACCAAGCAGAAAGAGATTGCCTCCAAGGAACGCATTGCCAAGCATAGTAAAGCAATGGATCTGAAGATCGCCAAGGCAAAACCCAAGTCTAAGCCGGCTAAATAGCTTTAACGAATAATAATGTATAATTAATAAGCCTATCAGCCCCTCTTGCAGGGGCTGTTTTATTAATTAGATTTGGATAACCAAACGATACAGATATGTTCTTACAGTATTTACAACGCAGACAATTGAGTCCGGATCCTGATCCAAATGCACTTCCGCCAACACTGGAAGATATTGAAAATGAGGATAAAAACAACCCGGTACCAGACCCTAAACCAGATCCGACTCCCACTCCGCCACAGGACGAAACAGATGAGGAGAAAGAAGCAAGGCTGGACAAGGAAAAGCAGGAAGCAGAAGAAGCAGCCCGGCTGAAGGAAGAAGCAGAGGAAGCTAAGAAGAAAGCAGCTAAACCTGCTGAAGATCCTGCTACTCCACCTGAGGACGAAGAGGAAGAAACTTTCTGGGATGAGGTAGATAAGCTAAGAGGCGGAGATGCCCCGGAGATCGACTACGGAGACATAGACCCGGTAAGCCCGGAAGGCGCCCTGATCCGGGAGAATTTCCTGATCGACCAGGGAATAGCCAGCTTCGAGTCTTTCATCGAAACCAATTACCCGGAAGCTTATGCTTTCCTGGATCATTTGATGTCGGGCGGAAAGAAGGAGGACTTCTTCAAAGTAGCAGAACAGCTGGTAACTTTACCAACTGAGGCAGAACTGGAGAATGATGACAAGCTACAGGAAGATGTGATGGTACGGAATATGACCCGTAAGGGCCTGTCTGAAAAGATGATTGCCAGTAC